GCCTGCCGATCAACCGGGACATCGTTCGACAGCTACTCGAGCAGATCGAGCACTACGCCCGCGACTGCCCGCAAAACGCCGGGGCCGGCAAGAACGGTTGCCGCCACCCGGCCAGCGACCGCCACCATGGCGAGGGAGCGGTATGAGAAGAGGTAACTACATCCTGGTGGATGGCAAGCCGGTGCTCGAACCTGACCTCTTGCGCTGGGCCCGGTGGTACGAGAGCGCGGAGCGTGCCGTCGCCAAAACGGTCTTCGTCGCCAAAACGGTCTTGCCTGGCTATATCACGGTCCCTGACGATATCACGGTCTCGACCGTTTTTCTCGGTCTGGACCACCAGTTTGGCAACGGGCCGCCGCTCTTGTGGGAAACGATGATTTTCAACGGGCCTCGCGACGGCTGGTGCCAGCGCTACAGCAGCCTGGTCGAGGCCGTGGCCGGCCACGACGAAGCGGTGCGGATCGCTCTGACCAAGGAGGACGCATGACGAGCAAGAAACGGATCGGTGAGTGCTGGGTCTGCGGCTGCACCGACATGGACTGCACTGGCTGCGTCGAGCGGACAGGCGAACCCTGTACGTGGGCCGATAAGCAGCGCACGCTGTGCTCCGCCTGCCTGGCGCTCCTGGCCCGCAGTATCGCGGTCGCCCGGCCGGCGCGAACGCCCTGGTTCCAGGAGTGGTTGCGAACGAATCGCATTTCCACGATCGGGGATCTTTGTCACCCACGCCTGGATAGTAGCGCCAGTCACCTGGGGCAGAAGTTCGAGCGCCTTAGAAGTCGTGCCCACGCGTGGCTGAGGAAGATGACCCGCGTCGGCCCCATGGGCGCGAGCGCCGAGCAGATCGCCGCGGCCACTGCTCACTGATCACTGCTCACTGATCACTGATTGGCACGAGGCGTCGTGAAACAAAGCAGCCGGCGCGGGTGTGCACCGGCCGGCCGCTTCATCATCCCCAAAGTCGCTCCGGATTATAGCACGGATGGCCCATCAAACCAACGGTAGCCAGGCCCCGGCACGTCCGGCCGTGCTGACCGTCGAGGCACTCGCCAGGCACAAGCAGCTCCCCGCCGCCTGGCTGCGGGAGCTGGGTCTCGAGGACAGCCCCAAAGGCGTCGCCATCCCCTACCGCGACCAGGCCGGCGAGCTGCTGCGCACGCGCATCCGCACCGCCGCGGCCATCAAGGACGGCACCACCTTCTGGGGCCCGGGCAAAGGCAGCTTTGCCTACGGTCAGGACCGCCTGCACCAGGCGGCGCGGCTGGGCTACCTGCCGATCGTCGAGGGCGAAAGCGATTGCTGGACGCTGTGGCTCTACAACCTGCCCGGCCTGGGCATCCCCGGCGCCAGCAATCACCAGACCTTGCAGGCCGACTTCCTGGCCGGCGTCGACCGGGTCTATATCTGGCGCGAGCTGGACGAGACGGCGACGCGCTTCGTCAAGGACATCGCCGCCCGGTTGGGGGCGCTGGGCTTTGGCGGCCAGGTGTTCGAGCTGGCCATCGCCGGCGTCAAGGACCCGAGCGCGCTGCACTGCCAGGACGCGGCCAATTTCAAGACACGCTGGCAAGCCGCTGTGGCCGTGGCCCGCGCGCTGGAAGTGCCGCGGCTGCAGCTTGAACCTCTCAGTCTGGCCGCTGCCGAGCTGCCATCGCCGCGGCCGCCCAGCAGCCTGGAGAACCTGGTCACCGTGGCCGTGTCTCAACATGGGACCGCGGCCATCTTCCGCTACCCGCAGCTCATGCTGCAGCTCGCCGAGCTGGCCCGCGTCAACCCTGACGATTACGCCCTGTGCCGCGAGGTCCTGAGGAACGGCAAAGTCGATATGCCTGATTTCGACCGCTCGATCAAGCAGTACCTGCGCGGCATGGAGGCGATGAGCAGCAGCAACGGCAACGGCAAGCCCCACTCCGAGCCGCATGCCGGGGGGGACGAGGGCGCGGGCGAGGGCGCCGGCCCGCTCGAGGCGCCCGACGATCCGCACCGCCTGGCCACGCTCTACCTCAAGGCCCGCTGCACGCACGAGCAGGGACTGACCCTGCGCTTCTGGCGCGAGGAGTGGTGGCGCTGGACGCGCGGCGCCTACCGGGCGCTGGCGGCCAAGGAGCTCCGGGCCGAGCTGACCCGCGCCGTCAAGGCGGAAATGAACCAGCTCAACGTGCTCGACCAGGCCGAGGCCCGCGAGAAGAACAAGGCCGTCCCCTTTGCCCGCAAGGTGACCGGCAACCTGGTCGGCGACGCCCTGCGTGCCGCCGAGAGCATGACGGTGCTCGCCGGCGGCGTCCGCGCGCCGGCCTGGATCAGCCCCCAGGACGGCGCCGAGGCCGCCGGCCCCTGCGCCGCCGGCGAGGTGCTGGCCTGCCAGAACGGTTTGCTGCACATCCCGTCTTTCCACGCCGGCCAGACGCAGTACCTCTGGCCGGCCACGCCGGCGTTCTTCTCGGTCAACTGCCTGGATTATGACTTCGCCCCCCAGGCCCCGCGGCCGACCAACTGGCTGTACTTCCTGGAGGACCTCTGGCCCAACGATCAGGCGTGCATCGACACGCTGCAAGAGTGGTTCGGCTACGTGCTCACCGCCGACACGCGGCAGCAAAAAATCCTCTTCCTGATCGGGCCGCAGCGCAGCGGCAAGGGCACCATCTCGCGGGTGATTCACGCCCTGCTGGGCCACGACAACGTGGTGGCGCCGACCTTGGGCAGCCTGGCCAAGGACTTCGGGCTGGCGCCGCTCCTGGGCAAAACGTTGGCCACCATCCAGGACGCCCGCATCAGCGGCCGCAGCGACGTGGCCACCATCACCGAGAGCCTGCTGTCCATCAGCGGCGAGGATGCGCAAACGGTGAACCGCAAGAACCTGCCGGCGGTCACCACCAAGCTGGCGGTGCGCTTCATGATTTTCAGCAACGAGCTGCCGCGGCTGCGCGACGCCAGCGGCGCCCTGGTGGGGCGCATGATCCTCCTGCCGCTGGTCAAGAGCTTCAAGGACAAGGAAGACCCCGAGCTTCTGCAGCGGCTGCTGCCCGAGCTGCCCGGCATCCTGCTGTGGGCGATCGAGGGCTGGGCGCGGCTGCGGGCCCGGCGCCGCTTCCAGCAGCCGCCCTCGGGCCGCGACCTGCTCAACGAGCTGGCCGACCTGCTCAGCCCCGTCGGCGCGTTTGTGCGCGACCGCTGCCAGGTGAACGGCGGCTGGATCAGTTGCGACGTGCTCTTCAAGGCCTGGAAGTCATGGTGCGAAGAACAGGACGAGCACGCCGGTAATGCCGCCACCTTCGGGCGCAATTTACGGGCCGAATACCCCGAGCTGGCGCGCCGCCGCTCGCAAGCCGAGGGCGACCGGGAGTGGGTCTACACCGGCATTTGCCTGAGGTGAAAAAGTGAGCAACCCAGTGCCCAAAATGAGCGCCGCCAGAGAGCCTGTTTGTGACCGTTTTTTGGACCCTATCGGCCCCGGGGCCTTACCCCCCGAGCCTCGTTTGGACCTGGAGTTTGCTAGGGTTGCTAGGACACTTATGAGAAAACCATTGACGGCCGTACACTAAGTGTCCTAGCAACCCTAGCAAACTCCAGGTCCAAACGAGGCTCGGGGGGTAAGGCCCCCCGGGCGCCGATGACCCCTGAACCAAGGAGCAATACCCGTGAAAATGCAGCACGCCAAAACTGAGCAAACGAATGCCCAAACCAACGGCACCAACGGCACCAACGGCAGTCCGCCGGCGCCGGTATTCACGCCGTCGATGGTCACCCGCCTGGAGGCCAAATGGCGCCAGGTCCGGGCCAGCAAGGAGGCCTGGCAAAAGGTCCACGCCGAGAGCCTCGAAGCGAAAGCAGCGCTCGAAGCGCACCGCGAGGAGCTGGAAAGGTAACTATCCATTTGGCTCATCCCGTAACTTCCGTGCCAAAATGGGGGAACTGGAAAGACCTTCCGGTTCCACAACCCTAACGGTCAACCCTTCACGTTGCTCTGGTCGGATGGATGGGAATTGGTTGACCAGGCAGCAGTTGCTTGCGGATGGAAGCGCATTCATCACGGGCGCGCAACTTGGGGTCACGTCTCCTACCGGCTTGCGTAAGGAGAAAGCAATGGCGACTGCCAAAATAATGAGGATCAGGGCGGCAACGCATAAGGCGATTGCCGCTTTTGCTCGGGTGGACGCGGAACTAGAAAAGAATCTGCCGATTGGGACCCGCGTTAGCGTTCTTGGGGGCAAATGGTTTGGAACGGTCACGTTTCGCGTGTTGCCTTTTGACGGCAGCATAGGAGTGACACCAGATTCCCGCGCAGACATTAAGTTCTTTTTCTTTTCAAAGACGACCACCGGCGCCGTTTTGGTGCACGTTGACAACATTGATTTTGCAAATGGTGGAAAATGAACGAGCAAGGCCCGCAAACACTCCTTGAAGCCGTCCGTCATTTTGCCGACCTTGGCGTTTGCTTCCGCTACATGGTCTCTCTCAAATGGCCGGACGGCCGGATCGTCTGTCCCCAATGCGGCGGTGACAAGATCGGCAACATCGTCACTCGCGCGATGCTCCAGTGCAAGGACAAGGCGTGCCGCAAGCAATTCAGCGTCAAGCTGGGAAAGCCTGATGGCCTCCGCCTTCGAGCCGGCGCGGCTCTACGACGCCATTGACGAGGAAAATGACCTGCCCGCCGCGCCTCTGGCCGGCCTGGGCATCAGCGAGCGCCAGCTCGAAGCCGGCAACGTCGCCACCCGCCTGGGCATGGCCACCCCGGGCCCGGTCGCCGTCAGGCCTGTCACGCTGGCCGGCCGCCCCCACGTGGTCACCGCCGTCGAGTTCCGGGGCTCGATGCAGAGCTGGACGCTGCGGCCGCTCTACCTGGCCGGCAGCTTCGAGACCAAGTTCCCTGGCGTCAACATCAGCGACCGCCCCGGCAGCATGGCCGGCGACTACTACCTCGGCCTGAGCGTCAGCGTCGGCCGCCAGCTCTACGTCGTCGCCCCCAGCTCCGAAGGCCGCCGCCTCGAAAGCAAGGTCAGCGAGTGACCGCGGAGGCCGCTGGTGCCCCACCGTCCCCCCATCCACCAACCCCGCCGCTGCGAGCCCCGCCCGCGCGAGCGCCGCAGCGCGGCCCAGCGCGGTTACGGCGCCGCCTGGCAGCGCTATCGCCTGACTTTCCTTGCCGCGCATCCCTGGTGCGTAGAATGTGAGCGGCAAGGCAGGATGGTTCCGGCCACCGACGTGGATCACATCGTCCCCATCGACGGCCCCAACGATCCCAGGTTTTGGGACGCGACCAATCACGAAGGGAAGTGCCACTCTCACCACTCCCAGAAGACCGCGACCCACGACGGCGGCTTCGGCCGACCCTCTTCCTGATTCCGATTAGAGACCGGCCTAATGTACCCATTGCCCATCTCTAATAGCCACCCAGGGGGGGCCGGATTTTTACCGGCCGCGCGCCCTAGACCGTACCGCAGCCAATCGCGCGCGCCCGCAGGTTAGGAATTTTCACGTGGCTAAGCCAGGGCCCCCACCTACCCCGACAAAACTCAAGATTTTGCGGGGTAATCCGGGAAAACGGAAGAAGACAAAGGGCGAACCGGTGCCCGCGGCAGGGATCCCGATGTGCCCGGCGTGGTTGCCGGCGGCCGCGAAAGTAGAATGGCGGCGCATCGTGCCCGAGCTGCGTGCCGTGGGCCTGGTGACCCGTCTCGACCGCGCTGGGCTCAGCGCTTATTGCCTTGCGTGGGCGGAGCTCCAAGAGGCCACGCAGATCCTTGGGAGGGAGGGGCGGATTCTGGTTTCCAAGGTGCATCCGGCGGTGAAGCTCCAGCGCGATGCGTTCACCCGACTGAAGCAATTCCTGGCTGAGTTTGGACTGACGCCCGCTTCCCGCACCCGGTTCGACGTCCAACGGCCGGGCGCCGCGGCGGATGAATTCGAGCAATTCCTTGGCAAAAAAGCCTAAACCCCCTGTGCCAACAGGTACGGATCCCGTTACCGATTATGCACGCGTGGTCGTCGCCGGCGAGATCGTCGCCGGCCGGCTGGTGCGCCTGGCCTGCCAGCGGCATCTCCGCGACCTGGAGACGGGGCCGGCACGCGGGCTGCGCTGGGACCTGGATGCGGCCCTTCGCATCCTCACCTTTTTCGGTCACCTTCGACTGCCGGCGGACGGTGAAGTGGATGGGCTGCCCTTCGTCTTGCAACCGTTCGAGCAGTTTATCGTGGGGTCCCTGTTCGGGTGGAAAGGCGCCGAGGGGCTGCGCCGCTTCCGCACCGCGTTCATCGAGATCGCCAAAGGCAACGGCAAGACGCCGATGGCCGCCGGCATTGGCCTATATGGGCTTTTGGCCGACGGTCGCATGGCCAGCGAGATTTACTCGGCGGCGACCACGTCCTTTCAGGCGGGGATCCTCTTCCGCGATGCGCGGCGCATGGCCGAGGCCTCGCCGGCGTTGCGCGCGCGGCTCAAGATTGATCAGCACAACCTGGCGCACGTCCCCACGGATTCGTTTATGCGGCCGGTCAGCAGTGAGCACCGGCAGCTCTCCGGCCCCCGGCCGCACATGGCGCTCCTCGACGAGATTCACGAGCACCCCAACAGCCTGGTCGTGGACAAGATGCGGGCAGGGACCAAAAACGACCGGACGGCGCTGATTTTTGAAATCACGAACAGCGGCGCCGACCGGCAAAGTGTGTGCTGGGACCATCACGAGTACAGCGTGCGCATCCTGGAAGGGCAGCGCGAGGATGATGGCTGGTTTGCCTTTGTGTGCGGCCTCGACCCGTGCGCTGTGCACCTCGCCGGCGGTCGTGAGTTCCCCGAGGACACCTGCCCGGATTGTGATAGCTGGACCGACGAGAGGGTCTGGCCCAAGGCAAATCCAGGGCTCGGCTCGATTCTGTCGATCGATTATCTCCGCGAGCAGGTGCGTGAGGCCAAAGGCATGCCGTCGAAAGAGGGCATCGTGAAGCGGCTGAACTTCTGTATCTGGACCGAGCGCGTGACCGTGTGGATCCCGGCCGAGATCTGGGTAGCGTGCAAGTGGCCGGTGGCGCGCGCGGCTCTGAAGGGGCAGCGCTGCTGGGGTGGCCTGGACCTGGCGAACCGGTTCGACCTCAATGCGCTGGTGCTGGTGTTCCGGGACGAGCTGCCCGACCAGGCCGACGAGCTGGTCGGACCGCCGGCGGGCGCGCCGGTGACCCGCGCGATCTATACCCTGCTGCCCTTTTTCTGGATGCCGCGCGAAGCGGTCGCCGAGCGCGAGCAAAAGGACCGCGTGGCCTATCGGCTCTGGGAAAGCCAGGGGCTGATCACCTTCACGGACGGCAATGTGACTGATTACGCCGTCATCGAACAGGAGTGCCAGAAACTGACCGAGGAGTTCGACCTGGTCGAGGTCGCCTACGATCCGCGCGAGGCAACGCAGCTCGCCACCACCCTGAACGGCTGGGGCCTGACGATGCTGCAATTCAACCAGAACGTGGCCAGCTACAACGAGCCCACCAAGGAATTCGAGGCGCTCGTGCGCTGCGGGCGCCTGCGCCATCCGGGGCACGCCGTGCTCGACTGGCAGGCCGGCAATGCCGCGGTGCTGCGCGATCGCTACGGCCGCATGCGCCCGCTGAAGCCTGGGCGCAAGGGCGCCGACGGCCAGTGGCTCGAAGATCCCACCAAGAAGGTGGACGGTATCCAGGCCGCGGTGATGGGCCTGGCGCGGGCGATGCTGGCGCCCTCGGACGACCGAGTGGGCGTTGAGTTCTGGTAAGTGCTTGCCGGAGCATGGTAGAATCTGACTGCCCTTGTCCTCGTGATGCGCAGACGTCGTGATGGCGCCCGCGCGTGGGGATCATCGTCTTGCGCACCCTCGTCTGGGATCTCCTCTCCCTGGCCGGCTTTGCCCTGCTCATCTGGGCCGGCACGCTCGTATGGCTGCCTCTGGGTCTGTTCATTGCCGGTGGGGGAGTGCTCGCGCTTGGATTGTGGGCGGCCAGCCGTGCGCCGCCGGAGGACGGAGGTCATCGATGGGACTCCTGAGCACCCTCTTCAGCCGGCCGCCGGCGGCATACTACGTCAGCCAGGGGGTTCCGCCCCGCGATCCGGCCCTGGTCGGCATGCTCGGCGGCGGCGGCGACACCGCGGCCGGCGTCAGCGTGACCGAATGGAGCGCGCTGAATCTTTCCGCTGTCTGGGCGGCGGTCAATCTGCTGGCGAGCTGCATTGGCATGTCGGCGATCACGCTCACCAAGAAGACCGGGCCACACATCAAGACGCCCGCCGTCGATCACCCCGTCTACGAGCTGCTGGCGTTCCACCCCTACAAGGACTGTACCCCTTACACCTGGACGCAGAGCCGGCAAGGACACCTCTGCACCTGGGGCAACGCCTACGCGCACATCCAGCGCAACGGCCGCGGCCAGCCGCTCCCCGGTGGCCTGACGCCCCTGGGCCCGCACCGGGTGCAACCCGAGACCGATCAGCGCGGCCTGTTCTACCGCGTGAGCGACCTGGAGGGTGGGGAGAAGATCGTGCCCGGCGAGGACATGATCCATGTGCCCGGGCTCGGCTTCAATGGTGTCGTCGGCTACAGCGTCGTGCAGTACGCGCGCGAGAGTTTAGGACTGCTATCCGGCACCGAGCGTGGCGCCGCCAGTTTCCACGGCAATAACTCGACCCCGACCGGCCTGTTGATCTCGAAGTCAGCGCTGAAGGACAAAGCGCGGCAGGAGCTGCGCGAGAGCTTTGAAAAGAGTCACAAAGGCCCAACCAACCGCGGCCGCATGGCGGTCCTGTGGGGCGACCTCGATTACAAGCAGCTCGGGCTCTCTCCCGACGACGCGCAGTTCATGCAGACGCGCATCTTCCAGGTGGTGGAGATTGCACGCTGGTTCAACGTGCCGCCGCACCTCATCCGGGACCTGACCCGGAGCACCAACAACAACATCGTGCAGCAGTCGCTGGAGTTTATCATTTACAGCCTGGGCCCCTGGATCACGGTGTGGAAACAGGAGCTGGAAAAGAAGCTGCTGACGCCCGAGGAGCGGCTGCTCTACTGTGTCGACTTCGACACCGAGCCCTTGCTGCGCGGCGACGGCGTGGCCCTGAACACCGCGCTGAACTTGCAGCGGCAAAACGGGGTGATCAGCGCCGACGAATGGCGCTCGAAGATCGGCATGAATCCGACCGAGGACGGCAGCGGCCAGCACTACCTGGTGAACGGCAACATGATCCGCGCCGACGTCGCGGGCACGCCGCCGGCGCCCGAGCCGGCCGCAGACAAGCCCATGGCTGCCTCGGCCGCCGGCGTGACCGTGGTGCTGATGCCCGATGTGCCCGACTTCCCGGATGTGCGGCAGACGCACAACTACGACTGCGGCGCGGCCAACACGCGCGGCACCTGCGAGCTGTTCGAGGTGGTGGACGCGGACGTATCCGAGGAGACGTTCATCGAGCAACTGGGCACGACGCCGGCCGACGGCACGCAGCCGCCGGCCATCATCGACCTGTGCACGCGCCTGGGCCTGATGGTCACCGCGGGGCACATGGAGATCGAGGACCTGCGCGGGTTTTGCAAGAAGGGCTGGGTGATCATCTGCCCGGTGGAGATGTACGGGCCCGGGCTCGACCACTACGTCACGGTGCTGAGCGTGGCGGTCGGCCAGGTGATCTATCACGATCCGGCCCGGGTGGAAGGCAGAGAGCGCGACAAGGGCCGGGACCTCATGAGTGAGGACGACTTTCTGTCTGCGTGGTACGATCGCGACGGCGAAGTGCCTCCGGAGGATGCGGCCTATCGCCAGTACGGGATCGCGGTCGGGCCCAGCCTGGAGGTTGCCGTGGAGCAGGAGGCCACGCCGCCTGATGCCGCCAAGGGCGCTGCGCCGCCAAGCGAGGCCCAGGCGAAGCGTGGCACGCTGATCACCGCCCAGCGCGCGGTGGTGGTGGACGCGCTGGGCCGGATGGTCCGGCGCGAGTGCGCGGCAGCGCGCCGGGCAGCCAAGACGCCCGCGACCTTCGGGACCTGGGTCGATGCCTTTTATTCGACCTACAGCGGCGACCTGGAGCGTGCGCTGCTGCCGGCGCTGACCAGCCACGCCGCACTGTGCGGCACGACGACGCAGAGCGCCGCATCGCGCGACTGTGCGGCGGCCCACGTGCTACGCTCGCGGACGGAGTTGCTGGCCATGAGCGGCCACGCCACAGCCGCGACGCTCGCCGCCGAGACCGACGCACTGTGCGCCGGCTGGGAGCGCGACCGGGCCAACGCCCTGGCCGATACCCTGATGGGGGAGGAATTGGACCATGCCGAGTAAACCCGAAGACGGCGAAGACTATGACGATTTCATGACGCGTTGCCAGGAAGAGGGCGGCAGCGACAGTGAATGCCAGACGTCGTGGGAAAACTACTCCCAGGCCCAGGGCGGCGCGCCGGTGCTGAAGTACCGCCGCGTCCTCCAGGCGTTCTACTCCTCGCCCTGGGCGATCCTGCCGGCCAAGCTGGCGGAGATTCGGCACGTCTTGCACCTGGCGGCAGACGGCAAGCTCAGTGCCGCCGACCTGAAGGCACGCATGGGGCCGAACCGTCCTACCGATCTGCCGGCAGGTGGTACGCACGTGTCGGTCGTCCGGATCGACGGCGTCCTTTGCCAGCACAGCGACTACTGGGGTGTGTCTTGCGAGCAGGTGGCCAGCGCGCTGGATCATTGCCTGGCCGACCGCCAGTGCGACGCCGTGGTGCTGGCCTTCGACTCCCCCGGCGGCAGCGTGGCCGGCATTCCCGAGCTGGCGTCCAAGATCTACAAAGCGCGCGGCCAGAAGAAGCTGGTGGCCGTCGCCGACAGCATGTGTGCCTCGGCGGCTTACTGGCTCGCGAGCCAATGCGATACGGTTCACGTCACGCCCGGCGGCATGGTGGGCTCAATCGGCGTGCTGGCGGCGCATGACGATCTGTCGGGGTTGCTCGAACAGGCCGGCGTCAAGACGACCCTGGTAACCGCCGGCAAGTACAAAGCGGAAGGCAACCCCTATGCCCCGCTGGACGCGGAGGCCCAGGCCGAGATGCAGCGGAGGGTGGATGCCTATTACGGGCTGTTCACTGCCGCCGTCGCGCGTGGCCGCGGTGCGACCGAGGCGGCGGTAAGGAGCGGTTACGGGGAAGGGCGGGTGCTGACCGCCAGGCGTGCGGTGTCGGCTGGCCTGGCTGACCAGGTCACCGACTTGCGCGCCGTCCTTGCCAGCCTGGGGGCGCCGGCCGCCGGCGGGCCGTCGGCGCAGGACCTGCGCCGCAAGCTGGACCTGGCCTTGGAGGAGTGATTTGACATTCCCCCAGGCCGCGCGTAGGATTGGGGCTGACCGCACAACTCAGTACCCCACGCGCTGGGCCTTTGGAGCCGTAGCTGACCAGCCCTTCGCGTGTGACGTGCACGAGAGCACGCTTTAGCGGGCTTGACGCACTTGCGATTTCCGATGGGAACTCGCCAGTGGGCCAAGCCCTTTTGCATTTCCGCTCGGCCCCCTGGCACCGTAGCAGGGGCCGTCGATGCCAACGACACTCGAACTCCGCCAGAAGCGCTCCACCCTCGTGGGCCAGTGCCACGCCGTCCTGGACAAGGCCGAAGCGGAGAAGCGCGCGCTGACCAACGAGGACCGCGAGCTCTACGACAAGACCTGGGCTGAGGTCGTCGCGCTCAAAGCCGAGATCGACACCGTCGAAGGCGACGACCGCCGCCGCCGTGAGGTCAACGCCGCCCTGGGCGAGCTGGCCCGGCCGCTCGACACCAACATCCGCCCCGACCGACCCGGCGGCCCTACGCCTGGCGATGGCGCCAGCGCGACAACGCCCTACAGTTTCGAGATCAAGCGCAACTGGCAGCGCACGCCGCAGAAGATCACGCTGGCGCACGGCTCGCGCCCCTGGCAGCGGCACCAGCCCGACTACCGCAAGGCCTTTGCCAACTACCTGCACACCGGCCACGCCAGCGACATCCTGCACTACAATTCCGAGCCCGTGGCCAGCCTGCAAACCGACCTGGCCACTGGTGGCGGCTACATGGTCGCTCCTGAAGAGTTCGTGAAAGAACTCATCATGGACGTGGACTCGATCCGCTGGATCCGCCAGCTCGCGCGCACCTTCACCACCGCGGCACAGACTTTGGGCGCCGTCAAGCGTACCACGCGCATGGCAAGCTTCGTCTGGGGCGGCGAGCTCACCGACGCCGAGAGCGTCAAGGACACTGCCCTTGCCTACGGCAAACGCAGCCTGACGCCGCACTACATGACCGGCATGCTGCAAGCCTCGCGCGATCTCCTCCGCTCGGCCATCCTGCCGATCGAGGAATACATCCGCTATGAGATTGGCCGCGACAGCGGCGAGCTGGAGGAGAACGCCTTCCTGACCGGCTCCGGGGCCATGCAGCCCCTCGGTCTCTTCACCGCGACCAACGACGGCATCGGCACCGCGCAGGACATCTCGACGGGCAACACCACCACGGCGATCGGGGCCGACAACCTCCGCGCCGTCAAATACAAGCTCAAGTACCAGTACCGCGCCGACCCGTCGCTGCGCTGGCTGTTCCACCGCGACACCATCAACCAGATCAGCCGCCTGAAGGACGGCGAGGGGCGCTACCTGTGGCGGGACGGCATCACCGCCGGCGACCCCGACAGCATCCTGTCGATCCCGCTGGCCGAGAGCGAGTTCGCGCCCAACACCTTCACGACCGGCCTGTACGTCGGCCTGCTGGGCGCCTTCCGGCACTACTGGATCGCCGACAGTTTGGACATGGATCTGCTGGTGCTGGTGGAGAAGTACGCGAATACCAACCAGATCGGCTACATCGCGCGGCGCAAGGTGGACGGCATGCCGCAGGTGGCCGAGGCGTTTGTGCGCTGCAAGCTGGCGTAAACGTGTGGCCAAGCCCGTCCAAAGAGCCGAGACACCGGGAGCCGAACGATGATCCTGCAAAGCCTCCTGAAAGACGCCCTGATCACCCAGGTGCTGAACCCGGTGGTAGCGGGCACGTCGGAACAGAAGTCGTCGGTCCTGGACATGCAGGACTACGACGGGGTGTGCTTCGTCCTGTCCCTGGGCGCGGTGACCGATAACTGCGTGCTGACGTTCTCGGCGCAGGGCAACACCGCGTCGAGCACTTCGAGCCCGACGCCTGTTGCGGTCCCCGGCGCGACCACCGGCGCGATCACGGCGGCGACCAGCTCGAACCTGATGATGATCCTGAACATCTACCGGCCGCTGAAGCGCTACATTTTCGCCGACCTGCTGCGGATCACGCAGAACGCGGTGATCAATTGCATCATCGCCTTCCAGTACAACGGCCGGGTCATGCCCGTCACGCAGGGAACCACCGTGCTGGCGTCGGCCGACGTGGCCGGCACCTAGTCGTCCTGGTGTGGCGCTGGTGAGTGGTTAGTAGTGAGTGCGGAGCCTGGAGATCATGACCGCGCAAGCCGGCTACTTTCCGAATCGCTTTTACGTCTCCCAGGACGGCGACGCGCATCTGAACGGCGCCAACCTCTGGGACGTCGCCGAGCTGGCGCTGGCGCAGAAGGTCACCTTCTCGATCGCGGCGGGCAGCGCCAACGTCTGCCTGGTGACCCTCCGCATCCAGGACGGCGCTGGCAACAATCTGACCCGGTCCTTCGAGGCGATGTGCTATCTCAGCGACGACGCGACGGCCAACGGCCTCACCGGCACCAGCGCGTCGGGAGCGGTGGCCGCCGGAGCCGCCGGCACCGATCTGAGCGTGAAGCAGGTCAAGAAGGCCACGGACATTTTGACCGACAACACCGGCACCTACATCCTCTCGATCACCGACACCGCCAAGACGGGCTTCTTCGTCGCGGTGATCAACCCGGGCACGGGCAACGTGCAGGTCAGCCGGCAGCTCGTCGCGGGCGATTACGGCTAAGAGGTGCCTCCGTGCGGATCAAGCTGCTCAGCCTCATCGCCGGTCCGGCCGGCTGCTTCCATCCGGGCGTACACGACTTCCCCGAGACCATGGCCCGCGAGCTGGTGGCGACGCACCACGCGGAGCTGCTGCCGCAGGCGCCGGCCGAGGGCACACCGCCGGCGACGGCCGAGGGCGAGGCCGAGGGCAAGGGCGAGGCGATCACCATCTCCGAACCCGAGCCGGAGCCAGAGCCGCTGCGTGTCGCGGCAACGGAGCCGCCCGTCGCCCCCGCCCCTGAACCCGTGCACAAACGCAAGAGGTAGCGATGCCGAACACCATCGACCTGTATTCCCTCAAGGGCCGCTGCCGCGTGCTCAACGTCTCCGCGTTCACCGAGAACGCGGAAGACGTGCCAGCGATGAACCCGCGCGGCGAGTTCATCATGGTCCAGGGACTGCCCGAGCTGGCCGAGCTGGTGCGCCAGGGCAACAGCTGGTGGACGGCCTTGACCACCGGCCTGGCGGCGGCGACGGCGCTGCCGACGACCACCGCGGGCTTGTCGCTCTGGAACGGCGACGTGGCCGGCGTCGAATACGTCATCGACAGCTTTGGCTCGGTCGAGGAAGTGATCGACGCCACCCAGGCGGACGAGACCGCCATCTGTAGCTGCCTGAATATCACGCCCGTTACCGCCCCCGTCAATGCCGCCCTGGCGATTCACAGCCAGTCGGGCCTGACCTACGGCGGCAAGGCGCGGACCGTGTCCGGAGCCACCGTCGTGAACGACGGCTGGGATTTCCACGGCACCACCGCGCCGCTGGCCTCGGCCGTTGCCGGCGCCAACTGGAAGGTCAACGAGGTTCAGCTCCGCGGCGGCAAGATCGTGAAGTCGCAGGGCATGTTCAGTGTCAATGCAGTCAAGGCGGGCGCCGCGGCGGCGGCCCAGCAGTTCTTCTTCATCCGCTGGCACGAGGTGCTGCTGCCGGCGCGCTAGGAGGCCTCGGTGCGCTACGGCCTCACGCAGACCATCGCCCCGGCAGCATTGCCGCTGGCGCTGCCCGACGTCAAGGAGTTCCTGCGGGTCACCGACACGGACCAGGACAAGCGCCTCTATGGTCTCATCAACGCGGCCCGCGAGCGCTTCGAGACGCAGACCTGCCGCTGCCTGGTGACCAGCACCTGGCAGCTCGTGCTCGACCAGTTCTGGGACCTGGGCATGACGTTCGTGCCCGGCGGTCCCTTCGCGACCGGCTTTGTCAGCAACACGGAATGGCGTTCCTGGCAGGAGCGGGGCGGCTGGGGACTGTATGGCCTGGGCATGATCCGCTCGCCGCGCAACCCGCTGCAGGCGGTCAGCGCGATCAACTACGTGGACACAAGCGGCGCGACCCAGCTCCTGGCCAGCTCCGGCTACCAGGTGGACAGCAGCCGCGAGGTTGCCCGCATCGTACCGGCTTACGCGCAGACCTGGCCCTCGACGCGGGCCCAGCTCGACGCCGTGACCATCACGTTCACTGCCGGCTACGGGCCGGTGACCAGCGTGGCCGCGGCTGTGGCCACCGGCAGCCAGATCGTGACGCCGGCGAGCATGGCGGGGATCGCCCTGGGCATGCTGCTGGTGGTGGACCCGGACACGGTAGCGCAGGAGAGCGTGCTGGTCACGGCGGTGACCGGGACAACCTTCACCGCGACGTTCGCCCTGGCGCACCAGGCCGGCGCGGCGATCAACAACGTGCCGCCCGATATTCGCCGCTGCCTGATGCAGTGCGTGGGCGTGATGGACGAAAACCGCAACGCCCGGCTGGCGGACCTCGAGGAGATGCTGGCGGGGGTGATCGCGCCGCACGAGAGCAAGACCTACGTGTAGCAGCCGTCGGCCGGGGCGCGCTATGGCAGCGTGCCTGAGAGACCGGCCGGCGGTTTTTTGTGGTGAACGCGATGCCAGCCGCCGACCCCGACGCGATTGACATGCGCAAGATTCGGTACCTGGCGTCCTTCCTGGCACCGCCCGACGCGGTGCAGGGGCATCAGAACACGCTGGGCCGGCCGCAGGACCCGCCGGCGGTGCAGTTCCAGGCATACGTCTCGATCGAGGGCCAGGAAGGCCTGGAGCTGCTGGTCGCCGAGCAGAAACAGGCGCACGCGGTGTACCTGATCAGCACCCGCTGGTCGCTCAAGGCGCTGGGCTTGAAGCCGAGCTGGCAGATGACGGTGAGCTGGCCGGGCGCGACCAGCGGCGCCCCGGCGACGACGCGGACCTTCGAGCTGCAAGAGCCGCCGCGGGACATGACCGGCGGGCGACGCAAGCTGTGGTTCAAGGTCAAGGAGCGCGTGAGCGGATGAGCCGGCTCCGGAAGCTGCTGCGGCGGCAACTGCGACGGCCCCACGAGGACAGACAGATGGGCAACGTGATCCAGGCGGCCGAGGACAAAGCCGCGGCCGCGACGCACCCGCCGCTGATCGTCAGCGTCAACGCCGCCGGCGTGCCGCAGGTGCAGGGCCCGCTGGACGACAAGGACTACTGCATGACGCTGCTGGTCGCGGCCATGGCCATCATTCTCAAGCGCGGCGCCGGCAAGCCGGCCATCGTCCCGGCGACGACGTTACCGAAGTAGTTACCGAAGTAGCTACCGCGCCCAGGGAAGGGGGCAGGGATGATCCTGAGGAAACGCGGCCGGGGCAAAAAGACACACGAGCTCACCATCGTGCTGCGGAAGCACGCGGAGAGCTTTGCGCGGGCCTTCCACGAGCAGCTCGACAAGGCCAATGAGGACCATCAACGTGGCCGGAAGCGTGAGCTGCAAGATCGACCTGAG